GTGCGTACAATTACGATATTGAGCAATGAGGATAGATTTTATAGAATTCAAAAACTTTGCGTCTTATGGTAACCAAAAGCAGAGATTGGAATTCCATCAGGATAAATCTGAGCTTTTCTTAACACTTGGTAAGAACGGTGACGGTAAGACAACGATTGCCAACGCAATCATATATGCTCTATATGGTAAAGTAGAAGGTGTGAAACTTTCAGATCTACCAAACAGAATCAATAAAGAACTTTGGGTTAGAATCGGACTGCAGTGTGGTACAATTCATATTGATATTGAACGAGGTTTAGCACCGAATAAATTCAATGTCCTAATTAACGGAGTTGAGTATGACAAAGCAGGTAAGAAGTCCGTACAAGATTACTTAGAAGAAGAGGTGTATGGTATACCTTACCACGTGTTTAAGAATATTATTATCCTTTCAATTAACGATTTTAAATCCTTCTTAACCATGTCACCTACTGATAAGAAGCAGATCATCGATAGGATGTTTGGCTTCTCAATCTTAAATGACATGCAACGTTCAATTAAAGAAGAGCGTAGAAGTTTAAAGATGGATATTGACAACTATGAGACTGAATTGAATCAGATCATGGAGTCAATTAACTCTACAAGAAATAGATTAAATCAATTGATCGAAGAGTCCTCACAAAAGAATAAAGACAAGATTGTTGAGCTTAAACAAGAACTTCTAGATCTAAATGAAACTGCAAAGGAGTTGAAGCTTAATGCCGAAGAGATCGAGAAAGAATTGGGCATCAAGAGAACAGCATATGAAGATACAAGAACCCAGGCCACTGGTTTGATGCATGAGTTAGAAGATCTGAAAAAGAAGTTGGCACTTTATGAGGCTGGTCAATGTCCAACATGTGAAACTCATCTAACAACTGAGTGGCACATGGAACAGAAGGATCAGTTCTTAAAGCAAATCAAAGAGGATACCGATAAGATCAAAGAACTTAAAGTTGATCTAACTGCAATTACAGAAGCAGCAGAAGCACTTAAGAAACAGAAGACTGAAATCGGTACTAAAACTAATGACATCAAGTACAATATGCAGACTCTTAAAAATGAGCTTGTAAAATTGAAGTCAGATATTAATGATGGGCAGTTTGAGTATTTAAAGAACTTGATCGAAGAGTTTGAGCAAACAGGCACCGATAAGTCTAACAAGAAGGACACTATCAGTTCAGACTATCAATTCATGGATATTGTTGAACAGATCCTAGGTGATGATGGTGTGAAAAACTTGGCTGTAAAAACAATCCTACCAGGCTTAAACGCAAACATTGCTGCAATGGGTCAAACCATGCACTTGCCATTCCATATTCGATTTGATGAGAAGTTCAACTGTATTATTAATCACCTAGGTGAAGACATTAATCCATTGACACTTTCAACTGGTGAACGTAAGAAGGCTGACTTCATTATTGTCATTGCAATTATCAAGATCTTAAAATTGAGATTCCCGCAGTTGAACTTACTTTTCTTAGATGAGTTGTTAAGTTCAGTCGACCATGATGGTATCTACAACATGTTGAAAATCCTTAACCAAGTAATCAAAGAGAACAAGATTAATACATTTGTAATTAACCATACCGTTCTGCCTCACGAGATCTTTGATAAGAAGATTCAGATCTACAGAGAGAATGGCTTCTCTAAATTCACAATCGAAAACATCGAGTAATATGTTTGCTTACTTATTAGGATATATAAAACAAAACAAAATAATAAGTAACAATGAAATTATTAGACTTCAACGATTTCGTAAACGAGGCACGCAGTGCTGCAGATTTCAATCCTAAATTAGACAAGGCAGCAGATATTGTTGCATCTTTCGTAAACAAGAAGACTGGTTTGGACTTTAAAAAGTTTCCATTTACAGTATTCTACACAATCGATGGTATTACAACCGAAGGTGTAATGTACTACTCAAACAAGAGTGACGCTGCATTTAGAGTAACAGGACCTCAAGCAGGTGTACCTGGCCTAATCGGTGCTTTAGAATATAGCCTAGATCACGGAGCTGGTAAAGTTGACTTTAGCATTAGCTCAGAGAACTTTCCAATTGTAGCTCTATTGAATGAGTTTGTCCTAATGGTAAATGATAGAACTTATGTAGATGCAGCTTCAGCAGTTACTGAATCATTAGAATTGGTTGAAGAGTCTAGCAAATACAACTTTAGCTCAAAAGAGATGAAAGAGATCCAATCAATGATGGACAGCGGAACTCCTGCAACTCAAATTGCTGAGCAGTTAGGTATTCCTTACCGCGCTATCGTTAAGCTTAAGAGAAACATGGCAGCTTCAGAGAACCCAGGTTCTGCTGAAAAGGAGAATGAAATGACTTTAAATGATAAGGTAAAATACTTCGATGAGACAATGGAAGATATTTACCAAATCTCAAGAAGAGTTGCAGCTGGAGCTTTCAACTCACTATTCATCTCAGGTCGCGCCGGTACCGGTAAGACTTACAACGTTGAAAGAGCAATGAAAGACGAAGGCTTAGTCGATGAAGATGACTACATCATCGTTTCCGGTGCAGTTTCACCAATCATGATGTACAAGAAGATGTACCAATACAGAAACAAGACTCTTATTTTTGATGACTGTGACTCTGTATTCCGTGATGAGAATGGTAGAAACATGCTAAAAGCAGCTTTGGATACGAAGAAGATCAGAAAGATCAGCTGGTTGAAAAAGTCTTCAATCGTATTTGACCCGAAAGATGTTGAGAATGACCCATCTGAAGAATTCAACTTGCTTGAGCAAGGTCTAGTACCTGCTTACTTTGAATTCGCAGGTCGCGTAATCTTTATCTCAAACTTGAAAAAAGATGTTGCCGATCCAGACGGAGCAATCAGATCTAGATCAATCCTAATCGACGTGGATCCAGATGATGCTACATTGATGGAGAGAATGAAAATCTTGCTTCCATTCTTAGAGCCAAGAGAATTGGCACTAAAAGACAAAGAAGAGATCTTTGAATTCATGAAAGAGGCAAAAGATATTTCAATGAGAACGTTTGTAAAAGCAGCAGGTTTCAAATTAGCTGGACTTTCAAACTGGAAAAGAATGGCATCAAGATACCTATAATAAGTGGCTACATACAATTTAAAATATAACAAAGATGACAGTGTTATTAGACACGTAATCGTTGGTCTACTTGCAGATCTAAATAAGAAGCTGAGCTTTTTACAACAAGTGAGCAATGACCAGCGTAGAGTCGTCGATGTACCTTTCTACTATGCTATCTCTGGGGATGAAAACTTCCTCAGAGATAACTTTTTATTCAGCACTTTGAATGGTGAGAACTGTGATCCAGATCCAACTGTTGCTAATGGCAACTACGATCGAGTGCCAAGAGGTATTGTGAATCTATCATCACTTGCAGTAGATCCTTCTAAACTGGTGAACAAGAGAAATCTTGGCCACTACACCAGAATTAACGAAGCGGGAGTTCTAGAGGGCTACGTTGCAGAATTTCAAATGATTCCAATTACAATGGGTTTTGACGTGGTAATCTTATTGTCAAGTCAATTGGATATGTTTAAAGTTACCGAGGCAATCATTAAGCAAATGTACAAGGCAAATTTCTACCATGTAGATGCCGGACATATTGAGGACGGTACTTATAGAATTGCATCAGAATATATGATGCCAGATGACTACACACAAGAGAGACCAATTGAATATGGTTTTGATGACAAGGGTAACCATCAGATTACTTTCTCATTAGAGGTTAGTTCATTTATCCCAGCATTTGACTTTGAAGAGGATATTTATAAGAAGATTACAATACGTAGATACTCTAACGGAAACATTTGGGGTAACTGTGAAGATCCAAATGGTATTTTAGACTGCATTGCACAAGGAGTAAAATATTTTGATACGAACCTAACAGTATGGGAATGTAATGGTCAAGGTATTTGGGTCTTAATCGATACAAATTATGAACCAACTGCACAAGATCTAGTAGAACCTTATGTTGAAGAGCAATATACTGAAAGAATTTCTAGAAGACGCCCTGAGTCAAATCGTATGTTTACGTTGGGTTCATCGGATATAGTTAGAGAAGAATCCGAAGATCAAAAGCCACTACTTGGTGATAATTATAGAGTGACCGGTAGAGACTTACCATTTAATGAATAAAAAACACAGATATATAAAAAAACAAAAATCTATATAAAGATGGCAGAAGTTAAAAAATATACGATCTCACCAGTAATGGAACACGGACATGGTTTCGTATTTCGTGCAGCAGGTCAGAACTTCAAGATGACAGGAAATGTGATCCAAGAGTTTAACGCTACTACACCTGAGTTCAATGCTTTAGTAAAAGCAAACGAGATCTTTACAATCAATGAAAACGGAATTGAATTCTACTATGACTGGAGTTCAAAGACTCAAATCACTAAAGTGGACGAAAGTGCTACTAAGAACGTTGAGAAGTTATTTAAACTAGAAGAGAAGTTAGAAGTTCTTAAAGAGACTAGAAAAGAATTTGCTCTAGCTAACAAAGAACAAGCGGTTACTGAGGCAAGTGCTTCAATCGCTGATCTACAATCTAAAATTGAAGATCTTAAGAAAAAACCTTTGGCAATCCACTTTAAGTATGTTGCTGAAGATAAAAAGTTCTATATGGGATCTAGAGAAATTGCAGATGCTAATGTATCAGAATTCGGTTTAACTGAGCATGCGTTCGCAATGGGAGCTATCAAGTACGAAGACAAATTCTTGTTAAACGTATTTGAATTCGCAGGTAAGAACTTTGATAAGTTTATGCGTTTAGAGTTCTTAACTGAAGCTACAGAGAATAACGTTAAGATCTTAACAATGCGTACTGAAAATAACGTATTTGTTTACCGTTTAAACGAAGGTACTAAAATCGCTTCATTCCAAAAAATGTTGGCTGATGCTGCAATCGAATTTGTAGCTGAGCAAACAGGATGTGATATTTCACACATGGTTGAAGATATTCTAGAAGCTTACCAAGCAAAAGCAATTGATCGTCAAAACAAAATTGACGCAAGATATGAGATGATCTCTTTCTTGAAAGATCAAAAAGGTAGACTTGCTGAAGCTAACAAAGCCCTACCGGCAATTAAAGCTGCAGATCTTCTACTAGACGAAGAGATCAATAGAATCACAGGTGAAATCGAAACCCTAGAGTCAGAAGAAACATTTACCAGAAAAGATGGTTATGTAGCTGCAACACTTAACTCTAAAGTTGATGAGTATGCTGAAGGTACTGAGATTAAAGTTGACGCTTTAGACTACACATCAGCAGGTAAAGAAGACATCCTAACAGTCTTTATTAATGATGCTCCAGTTAGAGTTCAGAAATTTAAGGTTGTTATGCCTTCTAGTGAAACTGTCTAATTTTAAACCAAATTAAACCATAGAAAACCCGTTTGGAAACAGACGGGTTTTTTTGCATATAAGTAATAAGAAATAAACAAACTAGAAGTGGCAAGAAAAAAAGAATACCTAAACAACAGGGACCTATATGATCAGATGGTGCTCTCGTTAGAGCAGAACAAGCTGACCCCTGAAGCAGAAAAGATGTTAATCTTACTTGCTGAGCGCGCAATCAACAAACTGAGTTATGTGAATGAAGATGATCGACAAGATTGTTTACAGTTTGCATTATTAGACCTATTGAAGTATTGGCGTAATTTCAACCCTAAATATCCAAACGCATTTGCATACTTTACAGAGATTGCTAAAAAAGGCTATGCAAAGGGCTGGAATAAAATACACCCAGTTAAATATAAAAATACAATGTCTATCGACCGTATTAATAACGGTGACAGTGATAGCGGTATGTTCAACATTTAAAGATGTCAATTAAGAAGGTTAAGCCTAATAAAAAAAGTGGTTTCATTCAGGGTTATTTTAATCCTATAAATCCCTCTAAATATATTGGGCCTACGCCGATCATCTATAGATCATCGTGGGAACGCAAGTTCATGATTATGTGTGATACTAAAGAAAAAGTAGTTGCATGGTCCAGCGAGCCCGTACAGATCAAATACATGTCATCAATCGATCATAAAGAGCATACTTACCACCCGGACTTTTATATGAAGGTAAAAGGTGAAGAGGGTGTTGAAGAGTTCTTAGTTGAAATTAAACCTGAAGCACAGATTAGAAAACCAGAACCGCCAAAAAAGAATTCTCGCAAAGCATTAGAATCCTATAGATATTTAGCAGAACAGTTTATCCGTAACCGAGATAAATATGCATATGCAAAACTATGGGCTGCGGATAGAGGCTGGAGATTCATTGTGTTGACTGAAAAATCATTGAAGTAAAATGGGTTTAATTAAAGAACAGATCAAAGAACTTTACAAAATGCATGGCGGTGAGAAAAAAGCCATGGATGAAGTACAGGGCTGGTTTGAAAAAGGATCAAGAAAGCTGGTCGACAAGACACTTGTCGGTACTTCTAAACCTTTTAAACCCGGTATGATCTATGTCTTCAAGTATATGAAACCAAAGTTAGCAGAAGAACTGCCTTGGTGGGACAAGAATCCAGTAGTACTTGCCCTGGATCCTACAGATGCAAAGAACGATCTTGGCATTAACTTAAACCTGTTGCCAATGAAAGTTAGAATCGAACTATTAGATGCAGTTTACACTCTGTCTAGAGCATTTATCGAGAAACAAAAGACTGGTAGTACTGCTGAGAACGCAAATTTACAAAAGCCAATCCCTAAATTTACATATGACGGAGCTAAAAAGTTTCTAGAGAAATTTGGATATGAATTTGCAATTAGACAATATGTTCCTAAACTAAAGACTAAACAGACCGTAGTAGCTTATGAGCGTTGGTCTTATATTGCAATATGTAATTTATTACAACCTGGATTTAACGGTCCTAAAATACCAATTAACGAACAAGTGCTAAAAAAGCAGTTCGATGAGTACAAAAGAAGTAAGCTTAAAAAGCGTACCAAAAAGTAAGATATATAAAAAGAACACAATAATAACTTATTATGGCAGGATTTAACGATAAGAGAAACGGTCCATTGAGTACCAACACGAGACCCTTCAGCGTTTCTAACGCTCTGAAGACACTCTCGTCATTTGGTATGAGATATGATGACCTAGTATTGAGGCAGTCTCAAGCTATCGGTCCAATGGAGGCTCAAATCGGCTACGGCCAGATTAATCCACTCGGATTAGACAATGATGACATCTACTCAGCATTTGCTGCGATGTCAATGACGGATATTAACTTAAAGAAAAATATCCCATTCTTTGATAAAGAATACGTTGCAAGAAGAGATGAGCTTAGAAGGTTCTCACAGAACGATGAGATTGAAGACATCCTAGATATTCTTTGTGACGAAACTGTGGTATATGATGAAAAGAACTTCTTCTGTTACCCAGAGATTTTAGGTCTTGATATTTCAGAAGATGTTGAAAAAGACCTTAACAAATACTTTAGACAAATTTACCACTACTTTGGTTTTAACACAGATCAATCAGCTTGGTACTACTATAGAAAATTCTTGATCGATGGCTACTTGGCGTTTGAGATCATTTACTCACCAGATCAAAAAGAGGTAATCGGATTTAAAGAGTTAGATCCAATTACACTGGTACCTGGATATAACCATGATGATGGTAAGAAAGTTTGGGTACAATATAAAGACGATCCAGGAAGAGAGCGTAAACTATATGACTCACAGATCATCTACATTTCTTACTCTTCAATTACTACAGCATCAAGAGTTTCTTATGTTGAACGTTTAGTAAGAGCATTTAACCTATTGCGTATTATGGAACATACCAGAGTTGTATGGGCCGTAACAAACGCATCATTCAGAATGAAGTTTATCATCCCAGTTGGTGGTAAATCTAAAACAAGAGCAAAACAATCATTGGCACAGCTAATGAACTCATATAAAGAGGTTGTGGATTTCGATTGGGAATCAGGATCACTACAAACAGATGGCAAACCAATGCTACAGTTTAGTAAAGAGTACTGGTTACCTTCTAAAGACGGTGAAACACCAGAGATCGAAACACTTGGCGGTGAAGGACCAGACCTTTCAGATACAGAAGCCTTAAAATACTTCTCTGATAAATTAAAGCACGTTTCGAAAATTCCTTACTCAAGATTCTTATATGAAGATGGCGGCGGAGAATTTAACCTGGCAGCAGATGGTATGATTAGAGATGAGATCAAGTTTGGTAAGTTTATCAAGCGTCTTCGTTCTACATTCCAAGAGATTCTAGTTAAACCACTCTTTATTCAAATGTGTCTTAAGTATCCAGAGTTTATTGACGATCCACAATTTAAAACACAAGTGGCTCTAAGATTTAATGAGGAGAACGTATTCGCTGAGATGAAGAATATGGAGATCATGCAAATGCGCTTAGACTTTATCGGTAGCATGAGAGACTCTCTAATGACAACTAATCAACAGACAATGGAAGAAGAGTACTATTTTGATCAAGAATATCTTGTTAAGAAATACCTTAAACTTTCTGATGATGAGATTAGAGCAAATGAGGCTGCTAAGTCTAAAGCTAAAAAAGAAGATGCTGAAGAACCAGAACCAGAAGACCCAATGGGCATGGGCGGATTCTAACCTATTAAAACAAGATATATAAACCATGGAAATTTATAAAACATTCGAGCAATTTTTAAACTCTAGAGTGGATGAGGATGCATTAAAGGCTGGCGAAGAGTCAGATCTTTATGTAGATGATATGACTTTGGATTCAGGTGCTACAATTAAATCAGCTGAAATCTTAGGTGCAATCAATGCAATGCCAACTGAAAAAGAGTTCAAACAATACTTCTACGACGAGTACGGTGAAGGTGCTTTTGCTGAAGGTGAGATTGATCAACTAGTAAAGATGTTCAACGATTATCAGGCTGAAAAGGCTGAAAAAGAGAAAGAAGCCGATAAAGAAAAAGAAGGCGAAGGAGGCGGAGAAGAGGATCCGTTAGCTGGTCTTGGAGTCTAATCTGATAATTACATAATATTTTAAGATATATAAAATAAAATACAAAAAACACGAGAATGAAAAATAAGAACAATCTTTTAATTGTTGAGATGTCGTCATCGGCGCTTTCAGTGTCTGCGACTGAGAACAAGGAATATGTTCTGGAAGGTGTTTTTGGTCAAATCGATCAAAGAAATAGAAATAATCGCATCTACACAGAAGAAGAATATTTACCACAAATTGAGTCTCTACAGGCTAAAATTAAATCATCTAAACTTTTAGGTGAATTAGACCACCCTGCACATTTTGACATTTCTTTAAAGAACGTTTCACACGTTATTGAAGAATTAACATATGATAAAGAGAGCAAGCAAGTAAGAGGTCGTATCAGACTTCTTGATACTGATGCTGGTCGTCAAGCTAAAGCTTTAGTTGACGCTGGTGTCCCTTTACAAATTTCTTCTAGAGCAGCAGGAGCAGTTGAATCTAACGGTAAAGTTAAGATCAAACAACTATTCACTTATGACCTAGTAGCAGATCCAGGATTTGAAAACGCTGAACTAAAGAGAGTTAATGAGTCTCTTGGTTACGAAACTGATGGACTTTACATTTATGAAATGTCCCCAGCTGGAGATCTTATTGAAAACATACAAACCCAAAATACAACCGAAATAAAAGAATCAAAAAACATGGCAGAATTCGTAAAGGCCGAAGACTTTAACAAGTACTCTGAGTATCTTGCAAAAGAAATTAAGGCTATTAAGGAGCAAATCAGCGCATCTCAAGAAACCGAAGGTGTGACTGAGACTATTAAAAATGTAGTATCACACAACGACCACATCGTAGAGAACGTAAATAATTTGACTTCTTACGTTGAATACATCGCTGGTAAGTTGGATGATTCTATTCAATACACTGAGCACGTTGCTGAGAAAGCGGATCAATCAATCCAGTACTCTGAGCACTTGGCAGAAAAATTAGATCAAGGTATCACTTACACTGAGCACGTTGCTGAGGCAATTGGTAAAGTTAAAGAATTTGCTAACTACTTAGCAGAAGCTCATAACGAAGGTGCTGAAACCTATGAGAACGTTGTAAAATACGTAAACTACCTAAAAGAAAATCTACAGTCAGTTTCTGAATACGCTGAGTATATTGCTGAATCAATCAATGAGAATATCGTTGTTGAAGATGATGCAGCCCAAGCACATGATGATGCAGATCTAGAAGACATCGGTGACAACTCTGATGAAGGTAAAACTGATGATACTGCAGAAGACATCGCAGTAGATGCTACTAAAGCTAAAGAGGAAGAACTAGAGAATATCGGTGCTAACTCTAAAGAAGAAGGTGCAACAGCAGATGATGACGATGAAATCGAATTCAATCCAAAAGATGCAGAAAACGAAACTCCAAAAGAAGTTGCTAACTCTGAAAAGGATAACAAAACTGAAGAAGGTGACGACGAAGCTCCTGAGAACGAAGGAGAAGAAGGTGCACTAGACGTAGTTTCTGAAGAAGAAGTAGAAATCGAAGTTAAAGGTGACGTAGAAATCGAAAAAGAAGAAGGTGAAGAAGACGAAGAAGAGGGTGATGAAGAAGAAAGCGAAGAAGGAGAAGACGAAGAGGACACTCTAGAAGCTTACAAGAAATCTATCTCTGCTAAATTGGATGCACTAGTTGAACAAGCAACTGTTGCTGAAAACACAAACCCATCTTTCTTTAGAGTAGTTTCTTCTACAACAAGAGAAAAGTACAATGCACTTACTGAATCAGCTAAGTCTGAAGTTAGAGCAACTGTAGCTAAAAGAGGTTTCATGACTGAATTAGAAATCGTTTCTCTAATGGAATCTGCTGAGATGATCGTTGAGAGCAAAGGTAAAACTCCTTTCTTTATCGATGCAATGCCAGCTGAATACTCTGAAGCATGGGCTAACCTATCTGAATCTAAAAAGAATCAGATCACTGCACAAGCAAAATACTTTACATTGAACACTGAATACCAAGTTGCAAACTTCTGGCAGACAAGAGATCTAAGAGAGAACGCACCTGTAATGGAGAAAGTTGCAATGGTAAATGAAGCTAAAGCCGAAGAAGCAAAACCAGCATTAGGATATGATGTGAGCGGAATGGCTGAAGAGTTCAAAAAGAGATTTAGAAAATAATCAAAATCTAACAGATATATAATAAAGATCGACGATCGGATGAAAGAAGCAGAACATCCACTTAATGTCGAAATAAACAAACAAAAAAAAGATCATTAAAAATGGCTAATTTATTAAACGAAGCTGAGATCAGAAATACTTGGGCTCCTATTATCAAGGAAGCAACTGGTATCAATGAATCAGAAAAGCTAGCTTGGATGTCGCAATACTGCCACAATCACAAGCTTTACGAAGACGCAAACATCATGTCTTTGTCTAACAACCCTGGTCCTATGAACTTAGGCGGTATGGGTGCTGTATCTTTCCCTTCAGCATTTACTCAAGGTGGTGGTACTAACCCTGCACAATACGGTTCAGGTGACAAAGCTCCAACCCTATTGCCTTTGGCAATGCAAGTTGCTGCTCAAACTGTAGGTCTAGATCTAGTTCCTGTAGTTCCTATGGCTGGTCCAATGGGTCTATTGTCTTACCTAGACTTCGTATACGAAGGTGGTAGACTTGACAACAACCAAGCTCCTACTTACGTTAAAGTTGTAGGTTCACACACTCTAACTGACCTTGACGGTGGTGCTGGTGTTAGTGAAGGTGCTGACCTAGTTGGTGAGTCAAGAATCGATGGTGAAAACATCTACAAAATCAACGCTGCTGGTAAAGCATGGTTGGCTGCTGACTCTTCAAGAAGAGTTGCTGGTCTATTCGCAGGCGAAACTCGCGTTGAACTAGTTAAAGCTCTAGAAGATCACCTACCAGGTTTCACAGGTGAAGAGCCTGGAAGCATGTGGGAAGCTACTCCATACACAAGAGCTGCTGGTGAAAGCACTGCAGACCGTGTAATGGGTCTAAGCCTATTCAGCAAGTCTGTTGAAGCTAAGACTTTCCAAGTTGCTGCTGCCGTTACTCGTGAGCAAGTTCAAGATCTTAAGCAATTCGGCGTTGACGCTGTTGCTCAAGTTGAATCTGTACTTGTAAACGAATTGACTCAGTCAATCAACAAGCACATCTTAGGTAAAATGCGTGACATCGCTGAAACTGGTATTTCTACTTTAGATCTAGCTCCATCTACTAACTACGGTGGTGAGACTAGAGGTGAAGCACACAGAAGAATCCTAACTAACATCTTAGCAGCTGCTAACTTGATCGCTAACCGTGGTCGTAGAGGTGCTGGTAACTTCGCAGTTGTTGACTGGAAAGTTGCGTCTGCATTACAAGGTGTTGCTGGTTTCGTTCCTAACCCAATGGCTAACACTTTCAACCAAGTTGCAGGTGCTATCTACCCTGTAGGTTCTGTTGCAGGTATCAATGTTTACACTGATCCTAACCAAGAGCCTAACCTATACGGTGGTCAAGAACACACTATCCTAGTAGGTAGAAAAGGTGACGGTAACGGTCCAGGTCTAGTATTCATGCCTTACCTAATGGCTGAATCAGTACAAGCAATCGTTGAAGGTACAATGGCTCCGAAAGTAGCTGTTAAATCAAGATACGCTCTTGTTGAAGCTGGTTTCCACCCACAAACTCAATACCAAATCTTCGAAGTTACTAACCTAGAGTTGTAATAACTAAGATTTTAGATAATGAAAAGGGTCCCTCTGGGACCCTTTTTTATTTTTGCAGATTTGCAAGATATATAGATTATACATTTAAAAAAACAGTATAATAATGAAACTAAGTAAAAAAATCAACCTATTTGAAGATTTCAAATCTGAGATTTCAAATAGCGGGACAAAAACAAACCAAGTACAAGTTAATACTACCAAAGCAGAACCAACCGCTGAGGTTAAAAGTGAAATGTTGAAGGACGTAGATTCTATCTTGAACAATCTAGAAGTATTATCAGCTCAAATTGGTGAAGCAAGAGAATCTTTATATGATTTCATCGACGAGTGTCATGAGATTCTTACTGAAGAGATGTCAAAAGAAACTCCAGATCAATCAGCAATTGATACAATCTTAGAAGCTTACTTAGAACTTTTTGAATCTTTAGAAAACGAAGAGGCTGAAGTTAATGAGGCAGGCAGTGAAGCTGCTAAAAAAATGGGTAAAGGTTTATGGAGATTTATATACTGGGCACCTTTAGCTAGAAAAGCACAACAAAAAGTTAACAAGGTTAAATTAAACCAAAAAGCTCTTGATCTTGCAGCTGATGAGGCACCAAATAAAGACCAAAGAGAGAAGTTAGAACTAAGAGCTACCAGAATGAAGGATAAAATCAAAGAACTTCAGGCTGCTGTAGACGATCGTTTCGGTGATAAAGGTAACTACGTAAAAGGTGTAATACAAAGACAAAAAATTCAGGGACAACTTGATATTATCAAGACTGAAACTGGAATGTCTGACGATCCGGATGAGCAAACTACGTTAAAGGCAAAAGCACAAGCCCTACAGAAACGTTACAAAGAAGAGGAAGAAGCCCTAAAAGCAATGGAGCCTTCTGAAGAAGATAAGAAAAAAGCGGCTGATGCACTTAAAGCACAACAGGATGAAGAGGCTAGATTAAAAGCTAAACGCGATGCTGCTCAAGCAAAAGCAGATGCAGCTCCAACAGGTGACGCACCAGCTAAAACTGACGCTCCTAAAACTGATGCACCAGCAGGTGACACACCAGCTAAAACTGACGCTCCTAAAACTGATGCACCAGCAGGTGACACACCAGCTAAAACTGATGCACCAGAAGGTGACAAACCAAATAGACCAGAGTCTGGTAAGAACTCTAAAGACGATATGATTAAGAGATACCAAGAACTTTTGGCTAAAACTGAAGACCCTGAAAAGAAGTCTAAAATTGAGGCTAAAATTGCAAGTCTGCAAGCTGAATCTGTTGAATCATTTGACAATGCTGAGTTTATCAGCATCCTAGAATCTGAATTAGCAGAATTCTCTAGAGAGATTATTGCTGAGTCTTTTGGTTTCCAAACTGCTACTATCGCTGACAAGTTCAGAAAACTACTATAATTTATTCGAGATTACGCTTAGCGTTTTTCTTGGCAAGTATTAAGAACTCCTCTCTTTCTTTGAGCAGGAGTTCTTTACATTTTTTACGAAACTCAACTGAAGATTTTAGGATCCTACTGTCAACCATTGGAGCATCTAGAACATCATGATATTCTGGATGTACAAAGTTCTTGAGATCGAAGTTCATAAACTTCGCTCGGATTGGTTTACTAGAGATAGCACAAAGCCAATCAATCTCATTGATCCTCTCTAGGTATTGAGCAGCTCCAAGTACTTTTTTGGACTCATGGTCAAAGTAGAACTTAAGTACACTGCTATTCTTAATAGCAGGCCTCTGCATTCTTAACACACAGGACACAAACTGGTCATCCTGGGACCATCTTCTAATATGACGATGTTCCACTAAGAATTTACGGTAAAGCTTCATCAGCGGCTTAAAAACAATACCATACCTGTTTTTTGGATAGGCACCAGTAGTTCGCTTGATTTCAATGTGTGAGTAAGACTTCGCCATATAGTATATTTATCAATGAAACACTGTAGCCACTAGATCATATAAATACCAAACTTAATTATATGCAGTCCGTTAACCAATTATTTACAGAGAAGTATCGTCCTAAAAATCTATCAGAATTGATCTTGCCGGATCGAGTGATGTCAAAGTTTAAGGATGGACTTGTACAGAACATGTTGTTTGCTGGTAGCCCAGGCACCGGTAAAACATCTACTGCAAAGGCAATCGTCAATCAGTTTGAATTGCCTTACTTGTATATCAATGCTTCAACTGATACTTCAGTTGAAGTGATTAGAACTAGAATCATTGACTTCTGTTCAACAGTATCCATCATCGATAAAGCCGGTATGTTTAAGGTAGTTATCTTGGATGAGGTTGATGGTGTTTCTGATCAGTTCTTTAAAGCACTTCGTGCAACCATGGAACAATTTGCAAGCAACTCACGTTTTATTGCAACTTGTAACTACGTGAATAAGATCCCAGATCCAATCTTATCACGTTTTGAAGTGATTAACTTTGACTTTGACAAGGATGAAGAGGTTGAGTTGACTAAGAAGTACATTAAAAGAGTCTATGAGATTTGTGGTAAAGAAGGCATGACCATCGATAAACCGGCTCTAGTAGAATTTGTACGTAGAAACTTTCCAGATCTACGTAGTACATTGAATAAGCTACAAGGTTATAAAACCCAAGGCAACATGAACATCACAGTTGAAGACGTTAAGAAATTTAACTCTGTCTATAAAGATGTCTTTGAACTTGTAGTTAACGAAACGGATCCAGCTAAGAACTACCAATACTTGGTCAGCAATTATGCAAATAAAGTTGATGAAGTGTTACAGACTCTCGGCGAAGAGTTTATCGAATACATACAACAGGAGAGAACACAAAACGTAAAACATATACCACAGATCGTAATTACAGTGGCAAAACACCAAGCACAGCGAGTGCATGTAATCGATCCAGTAGTAACCATGTTAAGTTGTGTGTATGAGATCCAGACTGTAATAAATTCATAAAAAAAGTTGTAAAAGACTTTCTAGTGTCAATCTTTTTTATTATATTTACACTAGCTTAAAGATATAAAAAATGAAAGTGGGAAAACATACACTATTAATCGATGGTAACTATTTTGTCTTCAGTAGACTATTTGTTCTACCAAAGCCAAAATCAGGTAAGTTGTTGGGCGACGACAAACAACAAGCGCAGTTCATGCGTAAATTAGCCATTGACTTTGCATCTGAGATGAGAAAGCTCAGAACATTTGTCGATGATGTGGTTCTAACCGTAGACTCAAAGTCTTGGCGTAAGGATCTATATCCAGATGCTGATTATAAAGGTACTCGTAAACAGAACGAAGATGTAGAATGGTCTGCAGTCTATGCTGTCTATGAGGAGTTTCAACGTATTCTAGCAAGTAAAGGTATTACAGTGCACCAGATCCAAGGAGCTGAAGCAGATGACGTACTTTTTGGCTGGTCAACAATGTTGAACAATCGCGGTAAAAGCTGTCTTGTTTGGACAGGAGACCGAGATCTAATTCAGTTGGTAAACTACTCAACTGCAAATGATGCTCATACAATTTGGTACTACAACACCAAGAAGAGTCTAGTTGCATATGAAGGCTTCATGAAAGACATGGAAGAATCAGCCGCAAGTGATATGACTTCTGATGATATGCTATTCAATATGGGTGGTCAACATATGATGAGAGACCGTTACCAACGTCAAATCCTAGATTGGATTAGTACAAACAAGATCGAGGTTACTGAAGTAAACTGCGATGAGTTCATCTTTAACAAGATTCTAGTTGGTGATAAGTCAGATAACATTCCGTCAGTCCTAACATGGCAGAAAGAACTTAAGGCTGGTACCTTACGCAAATACTCGATCACAGATAAAATGGCCAGTGCTATCTTCAATCAAATGTTGAAAGAGCATAAGACTTTTACAGTTGAGAACCTTTTCTCTAATGAGTATAAAGATCAGTTGGTAGATGTAATCTATCGAGTTGCTGGTACTGGTAATGCATCATTGATCAAGAGTAGTTTGACAAACAACATCGCTCTAATGTTATTGCACACAAAGACAATTCCAGATCCAATTCAAAAAGCCATTTATGGTGCTATTGAAAGAGATTGGGAAGGTGCAATCGATAACATTGAGAACGTGGTTGATATGGACAAAATCCTAGAAGGTACAGACTGGTTGACCGATAAGGGCAGCTTTGCGCCAGACCCATTTGCAGGCATGGACATTCCAGGTGAAAAGAAACCAATGAAGCTAGTTGGTAAAAAGACAGATAAAACAGAGATAGATAAGAGATCGAAAGATGTTACTAAAAATCTAAACAATCTGTTTTAACAAAATGACCAATGAAGAGATAATCGAAGAGATCCTAATGGAAGCACATGCATTAGGACTCATCGATCAAGTGATTCAAACTGCTGTAAAAATTATGCAGGAAAATCCTAAAATGTGTAAGTATCTTGCATATGAACAGGCTTACCACCAGTGGGTTACATAAACTCTTTTGTTTTACCTTATATAAAGAACATGTTAGACGAGACCAAACTGTTCGACTTTGTAAAAATAATGTTTACAAAGCCAACTCAATTTAAACAAATTAAAAACCATAACAAGAAGCGCCATCATTTTATGATTAACCGCTTCTTTGCTATTAAGTATCCAACCAATGCTCAGATGTTTAACATCAACGGTATTAATGGAGCGAATGTTGTTGAGTCTTGGGCAATGGTGGCTCAACGTTTTAAGAGTGTACCTGCATGGTGGTACACCAAGACTAAAAAAGCAGATCCAGCAGCAAAGGCTGATAAATATACACCAAGCGAAGCTGCAATTGAGATTTACATTGGTAAAAATGAAATTGGGCTTCGAGAATTTAACGAGTTAAAAACTTTTGCGAAAGAGGCACTCTATGCTGACTTGCAAAGAATTGAAGCGCAAATCGATGTTTATAACAAATAAAGACACTTTTTCTGAGGTTGTAGATGTGATGCTCTACAGATATAATTCTGTGGATTTAAAACTTTGGGGCATTCTGTCTAGAGACAGTGATGTGAAAAAAATCACGGATGAGGTTCTACTAGTTCCGGCTAGTCACCTTAAACTGATCCTAAACAATTACTTCCAACATGACCTTAATAGGATTGAATCAATCACCATCGAGAATGTGCATAAAGAGGCCACTTCGGTCTACTTTTTAGATCAGGTTTTCAAGAGCATTGTGAACTTGAGTTGGGTTAAAGTAACCTTAAATAAGAATGCTGGTTACAATAGACTGATCCAGGTGGATGAGATGAAGA